GGGGTATAGCTCAGCTGGGAGAGCGCTTGCATGGCATGCAAGAGGTCAGCGGTTCGATCCCGCTTACCTCCACCAACTAACAGGAAGCTCGATGCACAAGCTTGGCGTCATCACCACATTGCTGGGGCTGATACTGAGTGTCGTCGGACTGATCGTTGGATTCTGGAAGATGCTGAATGGCAGCGAGAATGCCGAAGTCTGGATCTCGCTGGTACCATTGGGTTTCGTCGGATTGTTGCTCGGCGTCACCTTGACCCAGCTTTCCAGCAAGCAGTAACGGCGCAAGCCGTGTAGCAGGTAGCACAGTTGTTGGCGGGTCACACCGCCGTCCGGGTCCCCATCGTCTAGAGGCCTAGGACACCGCCCTTTCACGGCGATAACCGGGGTTCGAATCCCCGTGGGGACGCCAATAATTCCCCGGTTGCAAACCTATAGTGCAACCGGCTGGCGAGGGAAGTCGGGCAGAGCTCGACTGTCTCTAACAATGCGTGGAGCGTTTCTTTCATCGCTTCACGATCGATCGTCGCGAGGTGCTCGGCCATGATGGCCAGCATGGCTTTGACGTCATCTGCGCGCACTGCGCGCAGGACGTCGGCCGCTTCCTGGTCCAGCTCGAGGCTGGCCAGCTCTGCGACAAGCTCAGTGCGTTTCTTTTCGTTCGCCTCGATCTGGTCGAGAAATGGTCGCGGCGCGTCCGTCTCTGCGGCGAGGCTGACCAGGCGGTCGATCTTGTCCGTCAGCGTGGCCACCTGCTTGCGCATGTCCTTGAGCTTTGAATCGGGGGGCGGTGCACTGATGCGCCTGGCTTCGGCCACCAGCTCACGCACGAACCCGTCCGATATGAGGTCACCCCCCAGGGCGATCATCACGGCGCGCTCGATCAGATCCCGGCGGACCCGGCGGCCCTTCCCTACCCGGTAAAACCCTGCGCCGTCGCCGTGCCAGGCTTTGCCGTCCGGCGTCTTCAGGAGCCCGGAAAGCAGGTAGTCGGACTTCGTCCGGTAGGCCTTGGGTCGGCCGGTGTCGAGCTTCGACACCAGCTGCTCGGCTTCGTCGGTCGAGATCAGCGGCTCGTGGGTGTCGTAGTTGATCACCCAGTCCGAGCGCGGCCGGCGTTTGCTCCCGCCCTTGTAGCCNCCCCCGTCGACGCGCTCGGCGTGGACGTTCCAGACNGTGTGCCCGGCATAGGTGAGGGCGTTCCACTCCATCCCGACCAGCGTCGACGGGTTCAGNNCCGTCAACCCGGATTCTGCGATCGCTGCCGGCCGGCTCATGCCGTCGACGCGNGCCTTGAGGTAGGCCTGCACNTCATCNGCCAGNTCGCCACGGACCAGGCGCGACTTTGTCACCTCGGCCCCGTCGCGGATGGCACCGGTGGGAACATGCGAGAGCTTGTAGCCCAGCGGGGCACGTCCGCCGGCGCGCCAGCCCTGCCGCACGTTCTCGGCCATGCCGCCGAGCCCCTTNTCNTTNNNCATCAGGCTGTGCAGCTGGTCGAACGCCCGCGCNACCTGGCGGAACACCACGTCCATGACGGTGTTGGTNTCGGGCAGCTTGGAATAGATCAGCTTGATGCCGCGCTTCTCGCANTCGTAGTTGAATGCGGACGCCAGGTGCTGGTTGTTTCGGGCNATNCGCGCCGTGTCCATGACCAGNAGGTGGTTCCACTGGCGGTCGGTGCTTTTCAGGCTGCGCAGCAGGGCCTGGAAGCCGGGCCGATTCTCGTCGTCTGCGCGCTCTACGGCGTCATGGAATGTCTCAACGACCGTCAGGCCGCGCGCCGTCGCCAACGCCATCAGCTCGCGGCGCTGTGCATCCGGCGCCACGTCGTGGCGATCCTTCGAGCTGCGGAGGTAGATGGCGGCGCGTTCCATGGGTGTCAAGAAGTGTAACAATTATGGGGGCCACCAGCCTAGCCGCCGCCTTCGGGTCTGGCGACCCGACGGACGGCAGCATGGTGATGGTGGTGGCCTTGGGCATATCAGCCAACCGCGAACAGCCCGACGGGCATGCTGTGAAGCGCAGCCTGGCACGCAGGATTCATCCAGATCACCTCCTGCCGCGTCGCACCGCCTCGCCCTGCCGATATCCGGGCGCTGGTGGTGCTCATCGTCCAGCCCCCCCCCCAGCGCGTCCCGATACAGCGCCGTGTCGTAGCCGCTCAGCACCACCATGCCGGCGAGACCATCGAGCACCTGCAGCAGCTCGGCATGGTCCGCGTCGCTCATCTCGTGCCGGTAGCCACGCCCAGCCTTGCCATTGATGCGGCAGCGCGTCGCGTGGACATAGGGCGGGTCTGCGTAATGAAGCGTGTCCGGCGCATCGTGCGCCCGCAGCACATCGATCGCCGGCCGGTTTTCGATCAGCACACCCTGAAAACGCTCGCCCACCTGCGCCAGGTTCTCCGGGTAACGCTGCCATATCTGCTGCGCCGTGCCGTACGCCCGCTTCGTGTCGATGCGAAAACCCGTCGTCCCCTTTGTCGCGCCGGCCGATCCGAACCGCAAGACGGCGGGCCTGCTCTACAGGGCTGTCCGTCGGCTTCCACGCCAGGTCGAACTCATCCCGGGCATACGGCGTCAGCGCGCAGGCCTCAATCAGCTCGCGCCGCTGTTCCGGATCCCGCAGCACACGGAAGAAGTTCACCACGTCGCCGTCCAGATCGTTGTAGACCTCGGCATAGGCCCGCGGCTTCTGCAGCAGCACGCCGGCCGCGCCGCCGAACGGCTCGACATAGCAGGTGTGGGGCGGGAAGTGCTGCAGCACCCAGGGCGCGATGCGGAACTTGGCGCCGTGGTAGCGGATGGCGGGGCGCTTCACCTCGCTCATTTCAGCGCTTCAGGCCGCACGTTGAAGAAGTTCAGTCTGCCGCGGTAGGGCACGAAGGGCAGCGGCCTGGCGTCGCGCAGCAGGAAGCCGTGCTCGCCGAAGAACCAGGGGCTGTCGTACTCGGTGACGCAGTCGTACAGGGTGGCTTCGCCGACGATGCCGCCGCGCGGCAGATCGTCCAGGGGCGGCAGCTCGATGCCGAGCAGCTCGCAGATCTGCATGGCCGCGTAGTTTTCCGGGTCTTTGGTCTTGCCGGCGTGAATCAGCACCGGCCCCCGGTAGTTGGTTCGCCAGTCGCGGTTTTCCACAGGCTTGTGGCCGTTGACGATGAGCCAGGCCCAGGGCTGTCGGATGGAGAGCGCGATTCTCATGCCGGCACCCGATTCAACACCTCGCCGCGTGCCGCCCGCCGGCGCACTTCCAGCATCGCTGCCCGTGCGCCGTCGCGGGTGATGGCGGCGGCTTGCGCTTCGTGGATCTCCACCGCACGCGTCAGCGCCGTGTAGGCCGGGCCGTCGAAGGCCCAGCGGCCGGTGTTGCCGTGGCGGTCGAAGATGCGTAGCAGCGCGTCCTGCGCGGCCAGGATGTCGGGCAGGTATTCCTCCCCNACGCCGCGTTCGCACAGCACCATGCTCACGTTCACCGCCGCCGCCAGTGTGTGCCAGTCGCCCTCGATCGGCTGGCCGATGCGCAGCCGCTCGATCGCCAGGTGCACAGCCCTCCCGAGGTCGTCGATCTGCTCCTGGGTGAGCGGTCTGCTGCATGCTGACTCGTCCGTGCAGCCAGGCGCCGCGATCCACTTGGCCACTGCCCTTGCCGTGGAAACCCTTGCCGCGCTTTCTCATGACGCACCCCCGAACATGTCGTTCGTGTGCTCGCAGCGCGGCGCCGGTACCGGATCGCCGGCCGGGATGAAGGCCGTGCAGCAGGGGCAGCCGTCCTGGTCGTAGATCCACTCGGAGGGGTATTCCGGGTCGGCGACGTTGTAAGCCATGGTCCGGCCGACGATGTCGCAGCGCTCGTTGTCGTCGACCTCATCGATGTCGATGCCTTCGCGCAGCGCCTTGTCGCGGGCGCAGTTACCGCACCAGTCGGCGATGAATGATTCGCCGATGGTGCCGCTGCTCGGCTGAAAGCTGATCCGCTTGTGCCGGCAGTCGCCATTGAAGGTGCAGAACACGCCACCGACCATGATGCGGGTGCACATGCCGCCCGGATGAATCGCGCCACGGACGGCGCATCGTGTCTTATCAGACATGGGAAGCCCTCCGTTCCTCGAGGCGGCGCATGACGCGATCGCGCTTTTGCTGGTTGCTTTCCATGGGTCGTGTGGTCTGCTTTTCTGGCGTGAAGCCGAGCATCTGGCACCACACGTTGACCGGCTTCGGCGCCGGCGGTCGGCCGGGCTTCTTGCTGTCCTTGTACATTTCGATGCGGATCGGGAAGCCCTTGCCCTCCAGCGCGGAGAGGCGCTTGTGATAGAGAGAGAATTCCTTCACCGTCATCAGCACCGTGTGGCGCAGCGGTTTGCGAGCGTGAAGCAGCCGACCCATGCGCTGCAGGGACTGCGCCCGGCTGCCGTGGTGGAAGTTGAACTCGATCACTTCTTCCAGATCCTGGGTGTCGATGCCGCAGTCGCCCACCCTGGACATCACCACCGCGCGGTGGCTGGCCAGCACCTCCAGACGTTTGGTTGTTTCGGCGTGGATGAAGGGAATGCCAAGGTCGGCGGAGATCCGTTTGCCGTCCGCGATCGCATCTGAAAACACGATGGTCTTGTGCCGGTTCAGGCAGCGCGCCAGCGCCCGATGTTTCTCCTCAAGATCGGCCACGATCAGCACGCGCACCGGCACATCCGGGATCTGTCCGGCGTCCCGGAATTCCTGCCAGTCCTCGCCTAAGGCGAGGCCGGTCATCATCTGGATCAGCCCGGCGCGGCCGTCCTCACGGAAGGGTGTGGCCGACAGGCCGACGCGGTAAGCCGACTTCAGCATGGAAAGCCGGCTGGCGTTGTTGCCTGGAAGGAATTGGGCCTCGTCGAAGCCGACCACGCAGAACCGGCTGGCGTCGAATTTCTCGCGGGTGGAATAGCCGAAGATCCGTACCTGGCTACGCAGCCCGCCGGCGGCGTCCAGGATGTCGACACGGTAGTGGTGCGGGGTTTTCACATAGGCGACGCGCACGTTGCCATGCTCACGGAAGAAGGCGATCCACTGGTCCCGGATAGTCCGGGTGTGCACGAACAGCACATGCTCGCCGGCCAGCCTGGCGAACACCATGCCCAGGAAGTACATCTTCCCCTGCCCTGGCGGCCAGTACACCCCGACATTGCCGCTGTCCAGGAAGGCATCGAAAGCGCCATGCTGGCCCTCGCGCAGCTCGTAGCGCAGCACGTTCGGCAGCAGGGTTCCGGCCGGTACCGGATTGGGCGGCGCCACAGACATGCCCGCTTCGAGCAGGCGTCGGAAGGTGGCGAATGCCCTGCCTGGATTCCGCTTCGTGCTGAACACGTACTGCAGCAGCTCATGCTCGCCAACCGGGCTGCCGTCTGCAGCCATGAAGCGCCCGTCGCTGTAGGTCAGGCCGAGCTTTCCGGCGACCGCGTTCAGGGTGTCGCTATCGCCAGGATCCTCGTCGGAGAACACTGCCTTGTCGCTGAAGCGGCTTACCATGCAGCCGCATCGCGGACAGGTAGGCGTTTCATACAGCGGCGCCCACGTATCCGTTCCCCCAATGGCGGCGCAGCTCTCGTGCGAGTAGCTATGCTCGCGCTCGGCCAGCTGTACCTCGCCATGGTGCACCTGGTAACCGGTTGGCGTCAGGCGCGTGCCGTCCTTCCAAGCGTCGCTCTGGCATGTCACCAACATGTAGCGCGGGGGATCCGGCAGATTATTCAGCTCCAGCACCGCACGGGTGTACTTGTCGGCCTTGCGGTAATCGAAGGCCTCCGGGTGGGCCCGCAAAAACTGCCCGATCGACTCCACCTTCACGCGCCGCGACCATGTCTTTCCGTTGCGGCCGTATTCCTCGTAGCTTTTCAGCCAGCCAGCGTCGATGAAGCGACGCCAGAGACGGTGATCAATCTTGGTCAGGTGCTCGATGTCATAGATCGTCAGGTCTTCGTTGTTGCGCGTGGAATGGCCGATGCGCTTGAGGCGGTTGAAAACGGCCGAGTCGTTGCATTCCAGGTGCGCATAAACCTCCGCCGGCGGCAGCTTGCCCCAGTTCTCGCGCAGGTAGGCATCCTTCTCCGGCGTCCACTTGACGCGCACACGCTGGCTCTTGTAACCGTTGCGCTTCGCGGCCGCCAGCAGGTTGAAACGCTGACCGCCGAACTCCTTTAGCAGCAGCTCGATGGTTGCCGTGTCGCCGTCGTAACGCCTGGCGATCTCAGCGACCTGCTCGGGGGTGTAGATCTGGCGGCTCATCCTGCCGACCCCCCTTCCATCATTTCGGCGATAGCCTTGATCACGTTGTCGGCGCGTTCCTGGTTGGAGCTATCGAACATGGCCATTGCTCCGCGTTCGTTTTTGTCCGCATCGTCAGAGGTGAAGCCGAATTTCAGATCGGCCTGGAAGCCGTCGTGATTGGCCAAGTTCTCGTCGATCCCTTCTTGGAGTTCGTCGCCTTCGAAACCGGACATGAAACCCTCGCCGATCTTGGCAGCGGCCAGCAGCTCGTCGCGCTGTTGTATGACCTCCGCGCGCATCAGCTCGGAGGTCACCAGGTAGTCGCTGTCTTTGCGCAGCGCGGCGAATTCGGTTTCTCTGGCCTGGTGATGCTCGTCGCCAGCATAGTTGGTCCACTGTCCACAGTTCTGGCACTTGGTGCACGTCTGGTTGCTTATGGTGTGTTCGCTCATGACTGGCCTCCGCGCGGCGCCACGATCCGCTGGTAGTGCAGGAACATGGCGAAGTTGGCGATGTTGACCTCCTGCCCGGCCGCCAGGCGCATTGCGGCGGCGTGGGCGAGCAGCTTTTTGTAGTAATCCTCGGCGTTGGCCGGGTCGGCCCAGCCGGTGCGGTTTTCGGCGCGCACCATGTGTGCGAGCGTTGCCTTCATGGCCGCGGCGAAGTTGTCGACGGCGGCATTGAGTGCGGCGATCTCGGCCTCGATCTGTTCGGGTTCGAGTTGTTCAAGCATGAATGTGGTCCTCTTCGTAGATTTCGTGCAGGCGGTGGATGTCATCGAGCTCGTCGGACGACATCGGCTGGAGGTCGGCGAACGTGCGGCCGGTGACTTCCTTGCCGCAGCGGGTGCACAGGTACAGGGCGTTGGTGCAGAAAACGGGGGTGTCGTAGTGGCAGCCCTTGAACGTGCACACCACGCGGCCGAGGCCCTTCCGGGCTTTCCACACGGCGGACTGCCAGCGATGGCGCAGCCGGCTGGCGAATCCGGAGAACCGGAACAGCAGCGCGACGTAGACCGCGTTGGCGGCCACCAGCAGCACGCCGCCGGCAAAGCTCCAGGTCTGGCCCAGGTGCGGATAGAACCAGAGGTTCCAGACCCCCCACAGGGTGAAGAAGGCCATGCTGGCAATGGAGACGCCGGCGACGGCGCGATCGCGCAGCAGCACGCGGCAGTGGTGCAAGGTGAAGAGCGCGGCCACGGCCTCGAAGCTGCCGTTGATGAAGTCGAAGGTGTTCATTTGCTCCCCCGCTTTCCCAGACCGTGTCGGTCGATGATCTGCTCGAACAACCGGCCGCCTTCCTTGAAAAAGGTGTGCGGCTCGCGGTGGGTCTGGTGACACAGGCGAAGCACGTTCATCAGGTGCTCGAAGTGCTCGGCGTCAAAATTGCCGATACCACTTACATCCACCTTCACTCTGTTGCCGTTGTAAAGGCTGGCAAGGAATGCAGCGATGCGCACCGCAGTGCTGTTGTAATCATTGAGCGCGATCTCCACGCACCAGGCCAGGCTTTCCCTGCAGCCCTTCAGATCCTGCTTGCGGATGGCCTGGGCTTTTTCCCACGAGTCGCCATTCATGAAAGCCATGAGCTTGCCGACCTGTTCGCGCTCGATGGTGATGGTCACCTGCACCATGCCAGGATCGTCTTCATGCTCTTCAATGGCATCGGGCTTCAGCTCTGCCTTAATAATTTCGTCGGTGTTCATGAGCCGCGCTCCTGTTCGTTGTTGGGCGCCACCAGCGGGCACGTCTCAACGTCGCACCACTCGCCGTCGGCGTCCGCGTGCATGCACTGGTGCACGTCGTGGTTAATGCTCATGCCCTCGTAACACGGGCAACTCTCCCGCGCCGCATCGAACTCATCCGAGTCGGCCGGCATCGTCAGTTCGGGGCGTTTCATCGGCGCCATCTCCGTGCCGGAATCTCGGCAGCCGCTGCAGCCAGAGCCGCCGCAATCGATGTGGTCTCGCAGTCTCAGTTCCATGCCGTCTTACCCTCCGCATGTTTGACGCACACGGCGATCTTCTGCATGCCTGGCAGGATCACGGGGGTGAGCTTGGTCCGGCCGTCGCGGTCGATCACCAGGTGCAGGTGGCTGGCTGCTGCCTGTTGGGCGGCGGCCATGACGGTGGCGCTGTCGGGGATGATGGTGGGCATGTTCAGGATGGCGGCGCTCATGACGCACCTCCCAGCTCGTGCTCGAACCGGTCCCAGATATCGCGCGCCAGAATCAGGAATGCCGAGTCCTTCGCGTCCCGCTGGCTGAAGCTGGCAATCATTTCCAGCGCGATGCGGGTGTAGAGCTGGTCAGCGTTCATGAAGTAGTCGAACAGGCAGACCCCGGTATGGCTGGCATACAGGTTGAGTACCAGGCGGCGCAGGCCCTTGGCCGTGGGGTTGGTTTTGTCCAGCGCCTCTTTCCGGTAGCGGATGAAGGGGCTGACGTCCTTGTGTTCTGCCATCGCGCCGGCCGCGCACTCGGCCAGCTTGTCGAGGGCGGCAACGGACTGCGCCTGCGCGTCTTCGTCGCTGTGCACGTAGGCCTTCGACAGGGTTTCGTCATCGACCAGCGACTGCACGGCTTGCGCCGCCGCCACCAGTTTGGTCAGGGTGTTGCTCGGTATCACGATCAGGCACATGGCCACTCTCCTTTTAGTTACTGCGCTTGAAAACCCAGCACTTCACCGTCGTCGGTTTGTCCGGCGCGTTGGTGTCTTTGCGGGTGTTGAAACGGGCGTGAATGCCGGAGTTGACCGGCTTGACGTCGATGAACTTGCGGAACCGGCTGGTCTTGAGCACCTTCTTGAGCCGGCTCATGTCGGGGATCTGTTGCCGCTTGTCGGCGGCCACCTGGACGAAGTGGTTGAGGTTGATGGCGACCTCGTTCGGGTCGCGGGCGTGGTTCAGGATCGGGGCGTCGTCGCCGTCGAGGAAGTCGACGATCTCCCAGAATTCCTGCACCAGCGGGTGGTCGGCATTGATGGCCTGCTGGCGCGCCCTGGCCATGTCGATCAGTTCGTCGTGGACGCTTAATCGGCGCTCGTCGCTCAGTTGCACGATGGCCGCCAGGGCGTCGACCAGCGCCATGAGCTGGGCGTGGTTCTTGATGATGCGCAGGTTCTTGATGTCCTTGGCGCTGCCCATCAGCTTCTCGTAGTGCGGGCCGCGTTCCTTGAAGGTCTGCATCACCGCTGACTCGGCCTTGCAGGCGCGCAGGATGAATCCGGAAACCTGCTCGACCGGCAGCCTTTCCAGCTGCTCGGATGCCGCCTTGCTCTGCGCGCTGTGGCTGGCCACGTCAAAGTGGATGTGCACGATGCGCTGCAGCACCGCGTCGGATGCCGATACCTCGGCGTTCTGGCAGATCACGATGGCGCCGCGGAAGGGCGGCTCGCGGGTGTCGTTGCCGCCGTTCTTGACGCCGGTGCTGCGCACGCTGCGGCCGTTGTAGGCGGTTTTCAATTCATCCCAGTCGAAGCCCTTTTGCTTGTTCTGGTTGTCGCCGCTGTCGCGGTCGGATTCGATCAGCACCACCGGCAGGTTGGCCACCTGGGCGAAGTTGCGCGCGCGCGCCGCCAGGGTGGATTTGCTCGGGTCGAAGCCCTCGTAATCGCGCCGGCCGAGCAGCTTCCACATGAATTCGATCAGGGTGGACTTGCCGGCGCCGGGCTCGCCCACCACCTCGAGGAAAGGGTAGCTCTTCTGCTCGGCGCGGATCTGCTCGGCGTACAGGCTGCCCAGCCAGAAGGCCAGGGCCGCGATGCCCTTGGCGCCAAAGGCGGACCACAGCAGGTTGACCCATTCGCCCGTGTAGTCGGCGTCGGCGCCGTTGATGGCCAGCGTGACCGACTGGTTGAGGCTTTTGAGGGAGAGCTTGCCGAGGTCGAAGAAGTCTTCGTCGTTGAGCTCGACCACCTTGCCGCCCTTGACCGCCAGGTCGTTGAACACCCAGGCGCCGTGTTCCTTTGTGTAGCCGATGAAATCCACGGTCTGCACGGTCTTGATCTGATAGAGCTGGCGCTGCAGCCAGGCGTCGAGCTGCCCGGCCGAGCCGGTGTAGACCGCGCCGGGGGCGATGGCCAGCAGGCGCTTCTTGAATTCGCTCGAGCTGGAAAGCTGGCTGCCGGTGAAGGTGTTTTTCACGGGCGCGCCGTCGTGCGGGAAATCCACCCGCAGGTAATACCAGGCCTCGTCGGTGAGCGCGTTGGCCTGGTAGTAGAGGGCGGTGGGGTTACAGTTCGCGATCTGGCGCACGCTGTGGGATTCGGCCAGCGCCATTTCGCGCAGCTCGTCTTCCGACAGTTCCTTGAAGCGGTCTTTCAGCGCCTCCCGGGCCTTGTTGAAGGCGCCGTAATCAATTTCGAACCAGTACAGGCGGTTGTCGAAATCGAAGAAGAACGACGACATGTTCCGGCGGTTGTAGATGAGCAGGGCCTTCTCGGAGGCGCTCTTGGCCGTCAGCAGATCGCCCTGGTAGCGGTATTCCTCGATCGCCTTGGCATCCAGCCGGTCGCGCTGGTGCATGTCGTTCCAGTCGAGGCGGGCTTTGCCCTGGGCCGGAATGACCGCGGCGACCGCTCCCCAGCCTTCCTCGCGGCTCTTCTCGACCCAGCGGCGCATGTAGCCGCGGCCGGCCTTGTCGCCGTCCAGCGCCCACACCAGGCGCGGCCGTGGCTTGTCGTTGGCCTCGCACTGCGCGGCAATGCCGGCGAGGAAGAGGTTCGGGTAGTTGCTGCACGACATGGCCGAGGCCGCCCAGACGTCGTGGTGCAGCAGCGCGATCGCGTCGAAGATGCCCTCGACGATCCATATCTCGCTCTCCGGAACCGTCGCCTGCGGCACCCAGCAGGTGCCCTGGTATTTGGCGCCGAAGTTGAAGTGCGCCTTCTTGTCGCCGAACCGGTGCGGCAGGTCGATGATGCGTTCCCAATAGTCGCCGTTTGCGAGAGGAAAGCGAACCGTCGCCGAGCCGAGGTTCAGCTTGCGGTCGTGGTAGTACTCCTGGCTGTACCAGCCCTTGATTTTGGCCAGGTCGAAGCCGCGCGCGCTCTGTAGGTAGGCGTCGGCGGCGGCGTTGGGGGCCTCCGGCGTTTTCTCGTAGCGGTGGCTCCAGTTGTCGAACAGGTCCGGGTACTGGTCCTTGATGTGGATCTCGACGCCGCACTTGTTGAGCCGGCCGCAGCGCAGCACCCACGGCTTTTCGGCCTGGGTGTACAGCTCCTTCTTGCCGCACGACGGGCACTTGCCGGCGCGCAGCCAGCCCTGTATCGGTTTGAAGGCGAAGTCGCGATCCAGCCTGGGCAGGATCTCGCGCAGCAGGTCAGTGCGCATGGATGGGCTTCGTCTCCGTTGTCGATCCTGCGCACTTCTCGACCAGGACACGGATGCCCTCCACCGACCCCCGCTTGCCGATGAAAGTCGGCTTTGGATACTTCCGGTAGAGCAGGTACTGCTCGTCCTTCTCCACGATGAACATGTTGTAGTCGCTGGCGATCTGCTTGGCTTCTTTCCACTGCTGCAATGGGTTGTGCTGTCGTGCCATTCGCTTTCTCCGGGTAAAAAAATCCCTTGCCTGTCAAAACAGGCGTTCTCAAATCAGTCGGTGGGGGTCAGGCAGTCAGGCCGTCAGCCGTCTTGGATAGCCATGGCGCGCGGATGTTGCGTGTCCTCAATAGCCAGCCCGAGCTGGCTCGTGGTCGCGGCCTTTGCCGAACGTGCGGAACGCTGGATATAAACCGTGGGGTCGGGGCACATCGACGGCGCGATGGTGCGCACCGCGCTGGTGTGCGCCACCCAGGTGTGGGCGCAGTCGAGGTTTTGACACTGCAGGCTGTGTTCGACCGTGAGTTTGCTCATCGGGCGACTGGTGCGGATTTTGGCCGGACTCTGGCAATGCGGGCATCTGATGCGCATCAGCTCTCCTCCTCGTCTGTGCCTTTGGCTCGACCGTTGGCCATCCAGTTGAGCAGCATCACGATGCCGGCCACAACAAGCCAGGTCACCCACCACGGCGCCGCGATCAGCGCCAGCAGCAACACGCAGAGCAGCACCAGCACGATGGTCATAGCAACAAACATTTCGATCATGCGATCCCCTTTTCAGTCATGGCGGCCTCAATGGCCTGCTGCGTCACCCGCAGCGCCTCGATCGCCTGCTCCACCTGTCGCCGTGCGTTGTCCAACTCGCCGGCCTCGATGCCGTCGACCAGTTCCGCCAGCGCCGAATTGGCCTCGGCCGTCTCAACCAGATTGCGCTGCAGCAGACTTACGGCCGTGTCGACCAGCGGCTGCGCCTGCGTAGACATGGCGCGAGCCGCCAGCCCGGCCTGCCGCAGCATCCGGTCGGCCGTCTGCACCCGCAGCTCCATCGGCAGCGCCGCCAGCACACTCGGCAGCATGTTCAGCGGCAGGTGGTTGCGGTCTTTGCTCACATCGTCCAGCCAGCGAAAGATGCGGTCGGCGTTGACGCGCATGCGCTCGAAAGCGTCCCGCGTGGGCGGATCGAACACCATGCCGGTGATCAGCGGCGCGTCGATGCGCTCATGCGCCTCCACAATGGTCGATGCCACCGTCTCGCGGCTCCAGTGATTGCCGCGCCGCCACTCATCCACCGCCTCGCGCAGGATGGTGATGACCGTGGTCGGCCTGTGCGATTCGCGCTGCATGATGCGGGCAGGTTTCATGACTAGGCTGAGAGTGCGGAAGAAAAAGACGGGGCAGAGGGAACATCCCCCTCTGCCGCCGTAACCCCCGTGGCTAACTCGGGGGGAGGAGGGCTTTTGATCGCTTGACCTTTCATCACTAGGGGCAGGCCAGCGTGATAAGCGCGGTGTGCCAGCAGCGACATCGAACAGTTGAGCTTGTCGGCGATGCGCTCGGCTTCCGCGCGGCAGCGCGGCGTGAGCCGCAGCGCGATGGGCTTTTTGGTGGCGAGTCCCGCATGGTTGCGGGACTTGGTTTGTTTGGTCATAGTGACTCTCTTACAGTGTTACACATAAGATAGGGCAGGATTTTGCGCTTGTCAAGCGATGAAATAGCAAATTTGTGCTCCTTTTCTGGGAGGCGGCTTCAGGAGGAGAGGAAATCGCTCGGCTATTCATCCCAGGAAGCTCTAGGAATAGCGGTTGCACAATCGAAGCGCACAATTACAAATTGGGAGTCAGGCAACAGCTTTCCGGACGTGCGCGACCTGGTGATGCTGCTCTCGCTCGGATTCGATGTCGGCTACATCATCACCGGCACACGATCTCCGCTGGTGGTCGGCCAGCCGAGCGCGGAATACATGACACCGGCGCGCCGCGTCGCTGCCGAAGCGGCGGCCATGACCTTGTCCGCCGATGATGCCGAATTGATTTTGAACCTCGCGCGGCGACTCAACCGCACGGGAAATTAGGGGCAGCACTTTTAGCGATCAGGGGGGGGATTGAGATGCCTGAAATACTGATATGGGTGTGCTTTTTCGTGACGGTGTGGGGCGTTTGGTTCGCCGGGTCGATCAACCTTCAGCAAAAGGTCAAGACGTGGTATTTCCGCAATGTTTTGTCCGGCACAACGGCGATCTTCATGGGGCTGCTGGTGGTTGTCATGATGAACCTTGGCTGGTTCGGTGTGGTGCTGGGTCTGGCGGTGACTGGTGCTGCGGCATTCGCACCTGATCGCCAAAAAAAGGCGGTGCAACAATGAGGGGCCTTGTCGTTGTGATTTCGCGCGGGCTGTTCGTCTTCGCTTTGTTGCTTACGCCGCTGCCGGCATTTTCCGCTGACCTTGCATGCAAGGTTGTTGGGGTAACCGATGGCGACACCCTTACCTGTCTGACGCAGGAAAAGCGGCAGATCAAAGTCAGGTTGGCCCAGATCGACGCGCCCGAGAAAGCGCAGCCGTTCGGCCAGCGTGCAAAGCAGGCGTTGTCCGACTTGGTGTTCGGCAAACAGGTGATGCTGGAGCGGGAAACAACGGATAGGTACGGGAGGATGGTGGCCAAGGTGATCAAGGACAGCCAGGACATCAACCTCGATATGGTCAGAGCCGGCATGGCATGGGTCTATGACCAGTACGCACACGACCAACATTACTTCTCAGTACAGGAGGTCGCGCGCACGGCCCGCGCCGGGCTATGGGCTGATGAAAACCCGGTCCGTCCCTCAGAGTGGCGCAACGGTGGCCGCATTGAAACCATCGCAGCAGCCGAAACAGCCGAGCCGGCCAAGAAACAGAAGAGCAGATTCTCGTGTGAAGGAAAGAGCAAGTGCGGGCAGATGTCATCCTGCGCGGAGGCGCGCTTTTACCTTACGCAGTGCGGCGTTTCCAGGCTAGACCGCGACCATGACGGCGTCCCTTGCGAGTCAATCTGCAAGTAACAGCTAATTACCCCGCCACCTCCGTCGCCTTGACCTCCATCTCCAGCGCCGTGGTGTAGCCGCCGTCGGTGATGTTGTGGGTGACGCGGGTCAGGCACCACTCGGTGCCGTCGATCTCCGGTTTCCATCCGCTGACGGCGGCGCGCAGATCCGGGAACAGATCCGGACGGCCGCGCGCCAGGGTCAAACTGAACTGCGCCATGCCACGCTGGATGCGCCGCCACTCGGTGCGGGCGGCGCGCCTGGCGTTGGTCTGGCTGCTGTAGGTGTGGCGCAGGGTTTTCATGTTGTCTGCGCTTGGTTCGATCGCGGCGTCCACTGCGGGCCCGGCCTTGGCCTTTTCCTTTTCGTCGTCCTCCTCGTCCCTGCCCCAGATCACCGCGCCCTGCTGGCCGCGCTCGACGTCGTTGTAGACGGCCTTGACGGCGGTGTAGGTGTCGCGCTCGGCAATGCTGAACCGGTGCTGGTCGCCGTCCTGCCGGGTGATGTGCACCACCGGCAGCGGTTTGCCTGAGGCCGACACGCCGGCGCCGGCGGGCATGAACACCAGCCGCCCGGCCTTGATGGTGGCGATGGCATCGAACATGCCGGCCAGACGCGTGAGCAGGTTGGCGTCGGACTCGTTGGTCTGGTCCAGGTGCTCGATCAGCTCGCCTACCAGCGTGGCGGCGATGGCGGCGACCAGCCCATGGGCGGCGGCGATGCCGTTGACGATGTCGGCGAGTTTGACCTGGTGAAAGCTGCGCGTGCGCTGGGTGCTAAGGCCTGCACGCAGATCCGCGCTGCGTGCGCGGATGGTGACCTGGTCGGGCGCGCCACTGTGCTCGACCTCGTCCACCGTGAACGGTGCCCTTGTCCACCAGCCCCTCATCTGCCCAGCCCAGCGCCAGGGACAGCACGGCGCCACGCGCCGGCAGCGCCAGCTTGCCGTCGGTGTCGCCGACAGTGAGGTCGAGCTGGTCGGCTTCCGATGCCACGGTTGTCGGTCGAGGGTCAGGCCGATGAACTCGCGTGTCGAGCACGGCGGTGATATCCACGCCGTCGACGCGGATGCGCCAGAGGGGTTGATGGTTGCCGTTCATGCCGCTACAGCAGCGCCAGCAGGCTGCTGGTGATGCTGCCCAGCATGTCGAGCTGCTCGTCGTCGACCCGGGCGAGCTTGAGGCTGAAATCAATCTTGCGCGCGCTGCCGTCTTTGAAAAACACGCTACCGGTTTCGTCGATGGACTCGATGACCCACAGGCCATAGAACGCGCCACTGCCCTCGATCAACGGCCAGGCGCTGCCGGTTTCGGCCATGGCGCGCACCAGCGCCAGCGATATCCGTCCGCCGGTCACCTCGGGATATAGGGTGCCGGATAGGGTGATGTTGTCGTCGCCCGGGCCGAGGTATTGCCGCGACGGCCGCAGCCCCAGGCGGCTGTTGGACGGGTGCCGCCAGCTGGTCGACCGCTGCAGCTGCTGGTACGGCAGGGTCGAGGTGGCAAAAACGAACAGGCCCAGCGCCATCATCATGGTGTCATTCCCCGTCGCTCAAGCGGCCACGGCCGCGCGCTGCGCGCTGGGCTTCCAGGCCTTGCATCGCCCGCGCCACTTCCTGCGCGATGTCCTGCGCGGATTGTCCGGCGGTTGGGTAGATGTTGATGGTGATGGGCGCAGCTGCGAAGCCGCCCGCGCCCTGCCCCGCCAGCGCCGGCCGGGTGTCGATCGCTGTGCCCGCCATGGCGGCGCTGCCGATCATCATGCCGGCGCCTGCGGCCGCGACCTTGCGCGCAGCGTTGGACACGGCGCTGACTGCGCCCTGCCGGCCGGCATCGATGCCGCCAGACAGGCCTGCCATGGTGTAGCGGCCGATGACGTTGAACACGGTGGACGGCGACTTGATGCCGAAGGTCTTTTTGGCTGCGTTGATCAGGCCGCCGGCGATGTTTTTCATTTTGCTGTACAGGCCCAGGGTGAGGAAATCCAGCCCCGCCTCGATGCCCCGCAACATCATCATGCCGATCTGCGACCAGTTGCCGTTTTTAAACATCTGCACGATGTCGAAGATGGCGCCGCCGAGCGTGGTCTTGTAGCCGAGCACCTTGCTGACGATATCGCCCAGCAGCCCGTACATCATCGTGCCGACGGCGTAGCCTGCGGCGAAGGCTGCGGCCAGCTTGGCCACCGGGTTGAGCAATGCCAGCAGGCCGCTGACCGCGCCGCCGGCGCTGACGCCCAGCCAGGCCAAACCGAACTTGAGCAGGGCGATCGGCGCGATCAGTGCGCCGACGGCGAACACGATCGCGCCGATAGCGGTCACCACCAGTACAGACACGGCGGCGATCTTGACCAGCGCCGATGTCAGTCCGGGGTTTTCTTTCATCCAGGCGCGCACGCTTTTCAGCACATCGGCGCCGGACTGCATCAGGCCGACCAGCTCCGGCTTCAGGTTGCCGCCGATTTCTGCGGCCATGGTGAACAGGCTGTTTTTCGCCAGCGCGTACTGCGCGGTGAGCGCCTCCAGCCGCGCCGCGGCTTCACGGTCCATGGAGCCTTTGGCCTGCGCCTGATTCACCAGCTCCAGCTGGCGCCGGTATTCGCCAATGTTCGCCGCCAGCTTGGCGGCGTCGTCGCCGAATTCCTTGCCGAACATGCGGGTGGCGGCTTCGAGCTGCTGTTCCGCCGGCAGCGCCCGGATCGCGTCCAGCACCTTGAGGATGGTGCCGGTGGAATCTGTTGTCATGCCGAGCTGGATCGATTTGGCGTCGAGCTTCAGCATCGTCAAGCCGTCCCGGAATCGCTTGGTCTGCATCGTCGCGATCGACAGTTCGCGGATCATCGCGTTGCTGGCCGATGCCGCGACTTCGCTGCCGGCGCCCAGGCTCAGGAAAGTACTGCCCAGCGCCGCCGCTTCCTTGAAGTTCATGTTCGCCATGGCCGCCGAGCCGGCGACGCGCTGCATCACCTCGATGATGTCGCCGCCCTGGGACAGCGCGTTGTCGTCGAGCCAGTTGATGGCATCGCCCAGCTGGCCGATGTCCTTGATCGGCACCTTGTACAGTTGCGACAGCCTGCCCATGCTCTCGCCGATCTCGCCGGCGTTGAGGTCGAACGCCGCCGCCATGGTGGCCGAGGTTTCGGTGAACGCGAGCAGATCCTGTTTGCCCTGAATGCCCATGCGCGCACCCATGGCGAGAATCTCCGCCAGCTCGGTGGTGGCCAGCGGCACGCGTTCCCCCATGGCCTTGATGGCGTCGCCGATTTCGTAATAGGTGGCGGTGAGTTTGCCGTTGGCATCCCGCGCGCCGGCCACCTGGCGCGCCACGCCCATCATGGCGTCTTCGAACGTGGCGAACTGTTTGACGGCCATGACCAGGGGCAACCCGCCCGCCGCGCCCGCGCCCATGGTCATGCGGCCAGCGCCCGTCATGCGGCCATGCAGCCCCATGGCTTTCTGGTAATTGCCCTGCGCCACATGCATGCGCTGCGCCTGCGCGTTCTGCCGCTTCATGGCCTGCACCTGCTTGTCCACGGCCGTTGTGGCGAGGTTGATCTTGCCGGCCAGCTCGCGCTGGTGGGTGGCCAGCTTGGCGGTATCCATGCCGGTGGCATGCAGCTCGGTGCGCAGGCGCTGCTGCTTTTCCTGCAGGGTGGTGAACCGGCCTTTCAGGTGGGCGGCCTCGCTCTGTGCCTCTTTCAGCGCGCGGGCCATGTCCCGGGTGGGAGCTGGCAGCTTGGCGATTTCCTGCTTGAGGGATTTGATGCGGTCCTGCGCGCCCTTCATGCCGTTTTTGACGATGGCCAGGTCTTTGTCGAGCTTGCGAAAGCCGTCGATGCGTTTCTGCGCATCGTTGAGCTGCTTGAGTTCGGCCTTGGCGGCGCTGAGCGCCTTTGCGGTGGCGCTGCTGCCCGTGGCGATCTTCTTGAGCGGGCCGGTGATCTTTTCCACCAGGCCCATCACCACTTCGAGTTTGAGTTTATCGGCGCTCATCGGTTAATCCTCGGCTCCGCTGCGCTTGCGCGCTTCTTCGCGCCACCTGGCCAGCTCGGCCAGGTCCATGCGATCCATATCGTGCAACGGCCAGTGGAAAATGCTGGCGATGTCTGCCATCGCGCTTTCCACGCTGTCGGGCAGGGCTAGTCCGTCGGCAGACCGGCTTCCGCCAGGGCCGAATTCGGCAACAAAAAACCCGCGACTGCACCCCCGATCGACACCAGGTCTGCCGGGTCCATTTTGGCCACTTCGACTTCGGCGATCGAGGGGATGCTGATGCGGGGGATGACGCGGATGAGCGCGGCCACATCCATCTGCAGCAGGTCGGTGAGGGTGACGCCGCGCAGCTCGCCGGCGTCGGGCTTGCGCACGACGATTTCGGTGATTTCGTTGTCGCCGCGCTTGATGGGGGTGTCCAGGACGATGGTTCTGTTCATGTCTTCCCCTTACGCCAGGCCGATGGCGCGGCGCTGTTCGGCCAGCATGTCGACGCCGTTGACGTTTTCGACCATGTTGAGCAGGTCGATCTCGATCACGGTGTCGCCGTCGATGCTGAGCTTGTAATAGCTGACGGCGCTTTTGACGGTGAGCTTGCCGCGATCGCCAGCTTTGCTGTCGCCGGGGTCGATCTCGCTATGGCGTCCGCGCACCACCACTTCGACCGCCTGCACTTCGCCGGTGTCGTCGCGCTGGTAGGCGCCTGCGAAGCGCAGCATGACGCCGTCGACTTTCGTCGCGCCGTATTGCTCGAACACCTGGCGCACGATGCCGCCGCAGACGAATTCCATTTCGAGCTTTTCCTGGCCGAGGTCGATGCTGACCGGGCCGTTCATGCCGCCGCCGCGGAACTCGTCCATCTTGCGCGACAGCTTCGGCAGTTTGACCTCTTCGGCAACGCCCATGTAGCTGCTGCCTTCGTTAAAAAGGTTGAAGTTTTTGAGGGTGCTAGGCAGGGCCATGACGTTCTCCTGAGTAGGGTGAGGTTAGCGATCAGGCGCCGATGGCGGCGGCGAAATCGACCAGGTAGCGGTCGGTGATCTTCTGCGTGAAGAGCAGGTTCTCCAGCGGCGGCACGGGCGTGTAGTCGTAGCCGATGTAGAGCTTGCCGTCTTTGAGCGTGACGGGGCTGTTGGCGTCTGGGTCGTACCAGGCCTGACCGTCGATGATGTAGCCCAGGGCTTTCAGCTCGCGGAATTTGGCGTTGATGCCCTCGATGATGTCGCGCGCCAGGCTGGGGTTGAGCGGACGATCCACGGCCCACAGGTGCGCCTCGGCGATGGTGTCGGCCAGCACTTGGGCGGTGCGGGTGTAGTTTTCAAACGAGAACAGCGGATCGATCGAGCAGGTGCGGCTGCCCCAGAAGCGGAAGCCGCCCTCACGAATCATCGTGGTGACTTCGTTGGCGTTGAGGTAGCCGGCGTCTGTAGCGGGATCCTGCAGATCCCAGAACACGTCTTTGCTGATGCCGGTAACGCCGTTGATCGGCATGTTGGACAGGGTCTTGTGCCAGCCGATCTGCTCATCGAGCTTGGCGCGCAGGCCGACTGCCTTGGCGGTTGGGGCGACGATCGACGCGCCGTTTTTCCACTCCGGCCACAGCACCATGATTTCGCGCTGGCCGAAGTTCTCGCGGTAGGTGTTGGCGTCTTCCTTGGTGCCCGCGCCATTGGCGTGAACGTAGGCAAAGCCGCGCAGCTGCTGGGCGATGCCGGCGAGGGCAGTGGCCACCGGCAAGGTGTCGAGGCCGGGGCAAGCCAGGATGCGGGGCTTGATGCCGAGCACGGCCTTGGCGGTGAGCAGGGCTTTCATGCCGGTGTAGCTGCCGCCGGCGGTGACGGTGCCGACCACCTTGGCGTCCTGGTCGACCTGCTTGGCGGCATCGTCGATGCCTTCGCCGTCGGCCACGCGCACGATTACGCACATGGCGTTGCCCTCGTCTGCGATCGCGGTGAGCGTGGGTTTCAGCGTGCCCAGCACGCCTGCCTTGCCGATGGCGGCGTTGATGCTGGTGACCAGCACCGGCGTATCGAGCGGGAACGCGACGGCATCGGCGTCGTCAGCGGTAACGACAATACCGATGACGGCGGTGGAGATGGTGCGGATGGGGCGGACGCCGTCGCTCGCTTCGATGACGCGCACGCCGTGGTGGTAATCAACAGCCATGATGGAGGTCTCCTTCAGTAGGTGCAGCAATGATGGCCATTACGCGTGCGCGATGGCAGCGGTTAAGGTTGTTTTCACCAGGCATACATCGCCACGGCCACGGCCAGCAGCGCCACAGCCACGATCGCGGCGGTCCACGATCGCGCGGCCAGCCATAACAAAACCCGGTCGGTGATCGATTCGGCACGGGCGTATTGGGCGTTCAGGTTAGGTTTTTTCACGATGGCTCCTTCGGTGATGAGTGGGGTGAGGTGGGGTGAGGTCGGGCGGGCTGGTCCTGGCTTCCCTGCCAGCACCAGATCCATCGCAAACAGCACATCCGCGATGTGGCTTTCGTAGCAGTGATCGTCCTGCCAGAAAAATATGGCGTTGAGGGCCCGGTACAGGCGCGGCCAGCGCGCGCGGTTGACATAGACGCGGGCGCTGATGGTTTGGTCGTGATGGCCAAGGAACACGATGCAGTTGATGCCCTGGGACAGCCATGCGGCTATGCGGGAGAGGTAGGCGATCATAGGGTGGCGGCAGTCTCGAACAGGGCGTCGAGCAGTGCGGGCGTGAGGCCAAGTGCGGAGGAGAGTCCAGAGACCAGGTCGGAGTCACGGCGTACTTCGGTTGCGTACTCCCACTCGATGCGAGCAGCCTCGCCCTCTACCCCGGCCATGCCCGCCAGCGCGGCGTTGACATCGGTGAGCAGGTTCGCGCCCAACAACGCGAGGCGGGCCTGACGCATGGAGACGGACTGCACGGGCGGCGGTGGCGGGATTACCAGCGCCCCATCAACCAGCCGGTACTCAGCCAGCCGCAGTACGTCGAAACCCTCCGGCTCGGGCAGCCACGCGTCCGGCCCCTCGTAGTCGTCGGTCGCGGTGGCGGCGATGCGGTCGTTGTGTATCAGTAGTCGCATGGCAATCCTTATGCGTCACAGCGCAGCGCGCCGAGGTAGATGGTCTGGCTGTTGCCGTCGGTTGTCGTCACGGTGAAAGGCCCTTCGCACGGACAGCAGATCGGGCCGAGCGCGGTGGTCAACGTCACGTTGTCCACGGCCGTCGTGTTGGTGTTCGCGCGCGTTGATCCGGCGCGGCGCGTGGATACCGTAATCGTCTGGCCGGTTGTCGCGTCGCTGGTGCTGACGCCGACGATCAGATAGGTGCCGCCCGCGACGCCAGGCCATGAACGCGATCCGCCAGCGTTGGCCGTAGCCAGCACCGAATAGCCCGCTGCGGCGCGAATCGCGGCCAGTGCCGTGGCTGATCCCGCAATCTCGGTGATGGCTGTGTCGGAGTTGTAGATCGCCGTTTTCGCGGTGGCGGATGCGATCACGGCGGCCATCGCGGTGGCGGATGCGATCACGGCGGCCATCGCGGTGGCGGATGCGGCCACGGCGGCCATCGCGGTGGCGGATGCGATCACGGCGGCCATCGCGGTGGCGGATGCGATCACGGCGGCCATCGCGGTGGCGGATG